CGCGCCCACGCCGCCAGTGTGGCCGCATCGGATCCTGATATATTTCACCGCTGCCGCGTTGGTGTCGTCGCGCTCATGGACAAGCGTCAACCCGTCCGCCGTCCACATTCCGCAGAGCGCGGCTGCGGAGCTACCATCAAGCACACTCCACAGATATGTGTCTGTCGTGCCCGTCAAACTTCCAAGCTGCGCTGAAATCGGGTTGATCCCCAAGAGGTAATCCCAAGTCCCCGCTGCGCCAGAAGTCCACGACAAGCGCTGGTATTTGGTGTTGTTGCCAGTGTAGAGCCCACTGTTTGTGTCGACCGTGCCAGTCGCTGCGCTGATCTTGGCGAACACCAGAATAGATGTCGGCGTCTCGTCAAAGCTGAATCGCAAGTCTGCAAGATCGCCTGACCCTGTTGCTGTGAAGATGACAGGACCGTCAACGGCTTTGGTTACTGTGCCATTGCCCGTGATCCCTGATGCGCTCCACCCTCGGTTTGTGACTGCCGTTAGATCGTCGGAAGGCGCAACGATGCAATCACCGCTTGCGGTGCTGAGCAGAGCGCCGAGCGTAAAGCGTGCGGCGATGTCCGCAGGAACAAGGAAGGGGAGAGCGCTTGACGTGGCGTGAGCAACGTAGAGATCACCCGCCGTGAGCTGATACACATCGCCATCGCTCGCAGACGCAGCGCGCAGCGCCGTCAGGGCAGCGCCGAGGTTTGCATAGGGCCCCGCGATCTCGTCGTCGCCCGCTGCCGGTACAAAGTAACCCATGACTCACCCTCGGCTGATCGTGACTTCATAGGTCGCGGTGCCAGACTCGCCGATGACCTGCAGCTCGCCGACGTCAGGCACAAGCACCCACCCCTCGCCCGCGGCGAGCGTGTTGCCCGTGCTCGCGGTGATGTCGTCGGTGATCACGACGCCGTCTTTGACTTGCCAGCGCAGCGCCACCGCGCTGTCTTTGGCGCACTTCAGCCGCAGTTGTGAGTCGCCCGCCTCAACGGTGTAGCTCGCGAGCGTGCCCGCCACGGTCGTCTCGCCTGACGCGAGCCTGATATTTTTCGCCATGATCTGACCTCCTGCAGGCGCATTGCCTGACCTGAAAATAGTAATGACGGCGCAGCGCGTCAATGCGCCTGCGCGGCCTGGAAAGCTCGACGCAGACTAAAAGCCCTCGTCAGCGACGACGGTAAAGGTCGCGAGGATCGTGCGCACGGCGACGATCTCGGTGCCTGTGGCGATGGCGCGATCGTGGCTTGTCAGCCTGGAGCCCGCGAGCGTCACCTGCATTAAGCGCACGCTCTCGGCGAGGTCTGCGCTTTGCTCGCTGACGACGGCCTCGACGATCACTGTGCCGTCACGCCGTGACGTCACCTCGTGCCACGGCCACGCACCGTCAAGCGCGTGATTCGTCAGCCACAGCAGGTCGCCTGCGTCGCTCGTCGCCCTGTCTTGAAACGCTGGCAGGATCGAGACGCGAGGCGCTGCGCCGTCGGGCGTGCGCGTCACTGAAGACGTGCCCCACGATCCGCCGCTGAACTCTGACAGCTCGGCGCCGACCTGGCAGGTCAATTGGTTGCCCGCAGGCACGTTGCCTACAGCGGCGACGAGCGCGAGGATCTTGTACCTGTCGCGATACTGCAGCGTCGCGGTGCGCGTGTTGATGCGATAGGTCGGCAGCTCGCCGACGATCGCCTGCCCGTGTGTGCGCGCTGTCGAGATCTTCACCGTCTGCTGCCCGTGCAGCTTGTTGACGACGTCGGTGCGCGGCGATCCGCCCACATGATGCACGCGCTCTCGTCGAGCTGACAGGTCATACTCGCGCCCGTACAGCGTGCGGAAAGCCACAGCGCGCGGCAGCTTGGCGGGTCTGAAGTCTGACGCCTGCGACTGCGGCGCTGTGTGCGTCTCGCGGATGTTTGCGCTGCAGATCGAGAATGTGCCGAGCTCGATCAAGGTGACGCGGATCGCGGCATAGTCGAGATAGATGTCACGACTGATCCGAGGATAGACGAAATAGCGATCTGAGATCGTGCCCTGCGCGCGCGTCAGCATGACGTCAGCGGGAAAGCCCTGCGGCTTTTCAGGCGAGGCGCCTGCGCTGTCCTCGCTGAAGGCGATCCGGTGGCGCTCGCCTGCGCCGATGAACGCCGCGAGCGTCGAGGATAGCGTCAGCGCGGTGCCCTGGCGATTGATGCCGCCTGCGCCTGTGGTCGTCGTCGGCGTCAGGTCGTCGGCGCCCTCGGTCGCGTTATCCTCGCTGACGTAGACAAGCCACACCGTCACGGGCTGACCGCGCACAGCGGCGACGTCGTCAAAGGTCAGCGTGACGACCTGCGTGCTCGCGCTCGTCGTCACTGCCGTCGGGCTGTCGCGGTTCGGATCGTAGACCCTGCCGCCCACATCCTGCACAGCGATCCGCATGTTGATCGCTGTGCTCGACGAGGCCCCGTCGGCGTCGCCGTACAGCGTCACGACGATCGAGGCGCAGTCATGCGCGACAGGGTACACAAAGAGCGGGATCGCGACCTCGCGGTGACTGGCGAGGATCGGCCTGTGGTCAGGCGGCCACGCGACAGACGCGGTGCGCGGGCGTTCGGCGTGCGCCTCGCGCACGTTGTCGTCTTCCGCCTGGAGCACGAACGCATCGACGGGGCGCAGGTCTGACGAGCTGACCAGGTCGCTGTCGAGCTTGGTAAACGCCGTGCTGTCGAGACTGCCGGTCAGCGAGGTTGTGTCTTCAAAGACGCGCACACTGTAAAGCTCGCCATCCTGCGAGCCTGCGTCTGTTTTCTTCAGATCGACGCGTACGAGCACATCGGTCTCGCCCGACGTCCACGACAGCGCGATCGTGTCTGTGGTGTGCGTCGTCGGCGAGTCTGACGTGATGCCGACGGCGAGCTGCACGCCTGCGCGCGTCGTGATCCGCACGCGAGCACGCCCCACATACTCAACGTGCGCTGTCAAAGACTGGCGGTCTTTGCCGATGGTGCACGCTGCGTGCAGGATGTGCACATAGGTCGCGCTGCTCGTCGTCGCGATCTTGTTCTGCGTGGCGCCGTCGCCGTGCGCTGCGGATTCAAGCACCGCAGCGCGGTTGCCTGCGGTGTAGGCGTGCGTCGCGTTCTCTAGCAGGATCTCCTGCTCGTGCACGGCGCCGCCACCGATCACGCTTGTGCCGTCGGCTGTGCTGATCTCACTTGCGCCGGTGCCGTCTGTCTCGCTGACGATGACGCGAAAAAACCCGTTGTTGTTGATCGCCATCGCGCTATGTCCTGTAGGTTTTGGCGGTGTCGCTGCCGAGGGCGTTTGACGCGTCGGCGACAAAGATCCAGTCGTCTTGCTGCGACGTCACGGCGCTCGCGTATTTCGTCACGCGCAGGATGTCGCCCGCTGCGGGCGTGACGCCTGCGCCTGACAGCGCCGTGACGCTCGCGGTCGTCAGCGCGATCGCGTTTGACGCGCGCGTGACGCTCGCCACTTCAAGCGCCTCGACGAGGATCGCGCCATCGCGCACAAGGTCGAGCTTGTCGCCTGCGTCGCACGCGTCGATGTCCTGGCGGCTGCTGCCGTCGCCGAGGGGGTCTCCAGGCGCAGCGGCATAGGTCGCGGTGAACGCGTTCGCCTCGACGGTCAGCGTAGGCGACGACCACGCGCTGACCTTCCATGACGGCGTGATGTAACCGTCACGGGGGTGCGTCAGGCCGACGTCGGCGAGCTTGTAGGTGATGAAGTGCTCTGTGTCGGTGAAGACCTCGCGGCGACTGATGACGAGCATGACCTGCGAGGTCACGCCGTAGGCGCCTGCGCCGTCGAGGATCTGAGGATGCGTGACGCGCAGCACGTCGCCGACGTCGTGATCCTCAAGTGGGTTTGTGGCGACGGTGACGACGGGGATCGCGTCGTGGTATCGCTGGATAATCGCAGTCGCCAGTGACAGCGCCAGGTCGCGGTCGCGCACGCCGCGCGCGGTCGCCTCAAAGGTGTCGTGCTCGCCGCGCGGCTGTCGCTTGTACTTGATTTTGTCCTGCGCCGAGATCGTCGAGAAACCGACGCCGGGCTGCTCGTCAAAGCGCAGCACAAAGCGATCGACGGCGTCATAAAGCTGCCGATCCTGCTCGACGACGACAGACAAGACGTTGTTGCCGTCGAGCACGTTTGACGTGCTGCCGTACTGATCGAGATCCGCCATGCGCTTGACGGTCAGCTTGCCCTCGCGCGTCACCGTCAACACCGACAGGTCGGGCGCGAGCAGCGAGCGCACAAGCTCGCCGAGCTTGACTGGCGCAGCCTCGGCGCCGATCAGGATGTCGTCATAGGGCTGCCCCGTCGTCGCCCACTGCGCGAGCGCGTCGAGGTCGATCAAGCTGCTCGGCATCTCGCCTGCGAGCGCATCGACGCCGGTGTCATAGCTGCCGTTTGACCCTGCCGTCGATGCGTTGCGCGTCGAGGTCAAAAGCTGCAGCAGCAGCTCGCCGCGATCGGCCTGGAGCGGCAGCGTGTTGTCGCCTGGCGTGTCTTCGTTACTCGGCGCAAAGCTCGCCGAGCTGAAGACCTCGCGCACCGGGCGCCCGCTCAAGTCGAGCACAGCGTCAGCGTCGCGAGGCCGCGCACCGGGCCCGACAAACTCAAGCGCGGTGACGTTTGCACCAAAGACGGTCGCGTCTTGGAAGGGCACATAGGATGCGCGCGCGAGGTATTGATCGTCGATGATGACAATCGCCTGACGCGTGCCGGTGACGTTGCGCCCGCCTGCGAGCGCCTCTGCGCTGGTGTTGAGCAGAAAGCGGCCTCGCGCGATCAGGCTGACGTCATCGACGCTTGCAAGCTCGACGACGCCCTGCGCCAGGTCGAGCAGGATCGGCGTTTGCTCGACGCGCTGCAGCAGGCTGTCAACGTGCAGGCGCAGCGCGGCGCCGTCGCTGTGTGCAATGCGCGTGACGTTGCGCAGGAAGCCCGACCACCGCACGGCCTCATCGTAGGCGCTCGACGCGTCGAGCGGTGTGCGCACAAGCTGCACGAGACGCCCTGCGAGGATGTGCTGCGTTGAGTACACTGCGCGGTCGTCTGTCTCGCTGCTCGCGTGCGAGCGCGCTTGCGTCTCCAGCACAGCGCGCGTGCAGTTGTACCGGTAGACGCCTGCGCTAGGGTTTGTCTCGCTGGCGCCGTCTACGTCGATCGCCTCGCGCTCCAGGTAGACGACGCCATCGACGCCAGACATCGCCAGGTCGATTGTGGTCTGCGTCGCCGTCATGTCTGCGACGAGCGTCGTCAACTCGGTGTGCCGCGTGCGGTAGAACGTCGCCCTGTTCGCGTCTGTCTCGGCGATGTCAAAGGTTTGATCGCCGGTGACTGCGCGGCCTGCGAGGAAGTCGATCTCTGTGGCAAGCTCGCCAGGCCACGCGAGCAGCCCGTCGGTGTACAGGCTGTCAGGGTCCACCGTCGCCGGTGCGTCAAAGCCTGCGCGACCGAAGCAATAGCGCGTCAGCTTGTTTGTCGCCGTCGAGGCGCTGACGTCGCCGACGCCCTCGATCCGCACGCTGTATTGATACGCAGGCATGGTGCGTCAATCCTCGTCAAAGGTCAGCGCGAGGTCAAACGCCCTCGGCGCGGCATCCTCGCCCACAATCGCCTCGCGCAGGTCAAAGCGCCACCGATCCTCTGCGGTGACGGTCAGGCCGATCCCCGTGCCAGGGCTCGCGACGTCGGGCACAAAGCGCACGGCGTGTTGATTGCTGTCCACCAGGCGTTGGCACCACCTGGCGAGCGCGGCCTCTGGATCGCTCGTCGCGGCGCCGATCTCGCTCATGAATGCCGCGTCGTCTTTGTAGTGGCGTTTCACCGCAGCAGCATAGACGCCCTGAAGAACCACCGTCTTTCGCTTGTAGCGCGCGATCCGCTCGCTGTAGGTGACGCGCTGCGGCGAGGTCGTCGCTAGCACGGTGTCGACGTCGTCGAAGTCGTGCGCGAGCAGGGCGCCGTTTTCGTAGCGCGGCGAGACGCCCGACGTCCACGCGTAGGCTGCGCGATTGACTGCCGTCCACTTGCATGTCGCCGCTGTCGCCGTGCCACCGTCGGGCGTCGCGGTGTCTGCCGCAAAGCCGAGATCGGTCATGTCCTGCGCAGACGCCGACAGCGTCAATGACGTGACGTCGTCGTTTGAGTGACCGCGCGCGCGGCGCAGGCGATACACGGGCCCGTAACCTTGCACATCCTCGACGAGCTGAATCGACCATGTGCCGTTTGTGCCTGCGGCGCTTTCCTGCGCCTCAAGCCGCTGTGTGATGTAGTGCAGGTAATTCGTGCTCAAGCTCGCGATGTTGTGGTCATTGTAGCGCGTCACGGCGCTGCCAAAGGTGACGTTGATCACGGTCGCCCCGATCGCGCTGTTGGCGAGCGCCAGTGAGATTGTCGCCGACGACGCCTCTGCGATCGGGATGTAGAAAGCACACTGTGTCAGGCCGCTCGCCGCCATCGCGTTACCTCCCTATGCCAGCGCGGAAAAGCTCGCGCGAGCTGCGCGTGCGCACGATTGAGTCAAGGGCGCCGGTCAGCTCCTGCTGCACGGTGCGCCCTGCGATCACGATCTCGGCGTTGAGCGTCACCGGCGTGTCTGCGCGGTCAGGGCGCAGCGTTTGCTCCAGGCGGTCAATCGAGTCTGCGAGGCGCGCTGTACTGTCGCCGGTGCGCCTGCCGCCTCGTCGCTGCTGACGTCGCGCGAGGATGGCGCCGAGCAGCCCTGCGCCTGCGGCGAGACCGAGACCGCCTGCGAGCGCACCGCCTGCGCCTGCGGTGCCTGCGATCAGACCCTCGACGCCGCGCTGTGCTGCGGTGCGCCCGATGCTAGAGCCGACGTTCAGGATCTCTTGTGCGAGGCTGCGCATGGCGCCTGCGGCGCTGATCGCGCCCGCTGTCATCTCGCCAAAGGTGCGCGCGGCTGTCACGCCGAGGTCTGCGAGGCTGCCCTGCAGCGCCTCGCGGAATGTGCCCGCCAGGCGCTCCACAGCAGCGATCTCGGCTTCAAGCTCGCGTCGCCGCTCTGCCGCGAGGCGCTCGCGCAGCTTGGCGGCGACAGCGGCCCTGCGCTCGGCTTCTTTGGCAGCGGCGGCAGCGGCTGCCCGTGACTGTCTGTCGGCTGCGAGGATGTCGCCGCCCTCGCCTGCGCGGGCTGCCAAGAAGCCGGGATCTTGCAGCATGCCGCCATACAGGCCGCCGACAAGCGCGGCGCTCTCAGCAGCCCTGCGCCTCGCTGCGTCTTCTTTGGCTTTGCGTCGTTTGCGCGCTGCGCCGCCACCACCGCCACCACCGCCACCACCGCCACCACCACCACCGCCACCACCCACAGGCGCCACTTCGGACACGCTGAACTCAAAGGACGTCGGCGACGTTGCGCCCTCAAAGCCGAGTGCGTACAGCTCGTCAAAAGACAGCTCGCGCCCCTCTGCCGCTGCGATCCGCTTTGCTTTGGCCTGGCGCTCGGCGAGGGCGCGCTGACGCACCGCAGGGTCGTCAAGCTCGGCTTGATCTTCGGCAAGGTCTGCGTCGAGCTGCGCCCTGCGCTTTGCCAGGCGTTCCTCTTCAAGACGCAACTGGCGCGCGCGCGAGGCGCCGTTGGCGAACGCTGCCGCCATGCTGTTGGTGAGCCCGGTGATCGACGCGAGGCGCTGCGCGAGCGGCCCAAAGATGCCAATGACGCCAGTGATCGACGCTTTAAGCCTGTCCTGCGCGCTGACGCTTTCCACTGTCGCCGATCTGAACCTGTTGATGTCTGCGGCGACGTCGCTGAAGAATTGCCCGTATCCGTCAAAAAGATCGCCGAGCGCGGTGCCCTCAAAGATGACGCCGCCGATCGCGGCCTGCAACTCTTCAAAGCCTGACGACAGGCGCTTTGACGACGCCTGCGCGCTCTCGCTTGTCTCGATGTAGGCGCTGACCGCAGACACCGCAGCGCCGACGGCGACGACGAGCGAGCCCGCAGCGGCGACCACGCCGAGAATGCCTGCGCCGAGTGGCGTTGTGGCAACAGCAGCGGCGTCGAGGGCGTCGCCGAACATCATGCCACCGTCGCCGCTGTCCCTAAACATGGTCGCGACGTCGCCGAGACGATCGCGCAGCGTCTCGGTCTTCTTGGCGGTCTTCCTGCTCGCGTCGCCTGCGCCCTTGATCCTGACAGACGCCGTGCGCGCGCTGTCGCCGACAGTCTTCAACCCGTCACGCGCAGCTTTGGCGCCTGCGCCGACGGTGTCGAGGCTCGACGCGAGCCTGCCCGCCTGGCGGTTGAATTTCGACACGCCCTTTGCTGACGTCGCTGCGGCCTCGCCGATCTCGGTGAGATGCTTTGCGACGCCCTTGAGCGCGTCGGTGCCCTTGACCTGCACGTCGAGCAGGATCGACTCGACCACTCCTGCCATATCAGACCCCCTGCGGCTTTGGCGATTGCATGATGGCGCGCACGGTCAATACCGCCTCATACTCGCGCGCGGGCATCTCCAGAATGCCACCGCCTGCGCGCCAGGGGAAGACCTCGCCGCCAAACCCACAGCAGGTGTTGGCGACCTCGATCATGCGCATCGTGAATGTCGTGGGTCCCTCGCCCGATGCGTGCAGCTTTTGCATGATGCGTCGCCTCTGGTCTGCGTCGCCGAGATCGCGGTAGATCTTGGCGACGCGTTTTAGTTTCCCCGCTCGGTCTCGTCGAGCTTTGTGTTTCGCGTCAGCGCGGCGTCGAGCGCGTCGACGTCATCCTGGCGCAGCTCGGCGAGGCTGTTGACGCGCACGCGCAGCGCGGTCAGCGAGCCCTCCAGGTCACGGTCATCGACGTCAGGCCACGACAGCGACGAGGGCACGCCCGGTGCGTACAGGCTCCAGTCGCCCTCGACGCGCACCGCGAGCACGGCGAGCGCGAGCAGCTTGATCTCGGCAGGGCGCCAGGTCTCGTCGTCGCCGTCGAGGATGCCGTTGATCATGGCGCCGAGATCCATGACGAGGCGAGCCGACAGCATAGCGCGACTGCGCGCGACGACGCGCGGGCAGTCGAGGTCGTCGAGGGTCTGACCGTCGGGCACCCTGTAGACGGGCAGCAGGTGCACGGTGTCGGCGTTGATTGATCGCAGTGTGGCTCGCATGGTCATCCTTACTGGCAGAAGTGGCGTCACGGGGTTGATCAGGCGGTGTGCACCTGAATGAAGATCGGCGCGCCCGCAGGCGGCGTAATATTGGTGTCGTCGATCAGGCCAATGTTCGCTGTGGCGTCATTCCACGCCTGCTCAGGGTTGACGCCCGCAGCGGGATCGTTGTCGCCGTCGGCAGGGAAAAGCACAGCAAAGGGCACATCGTAGACTGCGAACCCGTCAAGCTCAGTCTTAACAGCGCCTGTGGGCTGCAGCCAAAACGCGAGGCGCACGGTCGTCGTCGCTGCGCCTGGCGGGGTCAGGTCGAGACCGAAATACAGGGCGTTTGCGTCGAGCAGGTAGGTGTACATGTTCCACTCGTCGAGGTTGCCCGCCCAAATGCGCATCGTGCCCGTGATGCGCCCGGTCTGATTGACGCGGTATTGCTTGACGCCAAAGCTGCCGGTCACGCCTGGCATTGGCGCGATGTCGCGGTTGCCATCGAGCGTCATGCTGATCAGGTCGAGGTTTTCGCCAGGGCTCGCCAGACTGCCGCCGCCAAACATGACGGTACCTGTCGGGTTGTAGAGTCTGAAGGTCGCATCCTCGGCGCGCAGGATGCCGTCGTCAGACAGCGACCCGCCAGACAGCGCGCTGTTGACGCTGGTATAGTAGGTGGTGTCGGCGACGGCCTGCCCCTCGCTGTTGAACAGCAGTTCGTTGCCTGCGGTCAGCTCAAGACTCCAGTTGCCGATCGCGCCGAGCAGCTTGGCTTGATTGTAGTCGGTGCCTGCGCTGTTGCTCATCCGCTCATAGATCGACGCGGTCTCGCTCAAGCGAGGCTCGCAGAAAAGCGTCACCGTCTTGTCGGTGTTGTTGCGCTGCACGCTCCAACCATTGTATCGCGCCATCGTGACGAAGTTTGGATCGTCGCTGCCGTCGGCTGCGGTGATGGCGCCTGCGAGCAGATCTTGTTGAGCGCTGAAGGTCGCCGTGGTCAGGCCGATCTGGTGACGGGCTCCAGGCCCATACGGCGTGATCACGTTGCGCTCGCGCAGTGTGGGCGCGAGCTGCCACGCAAACTCAGTGTACTCTGCGGTGTCTGTCGCGGGCGCTGGCGACGCGTCGCTGCCCGCAGTCGTCTCGATCTTGGCGAGGATCAAGCGCTCGTCGAAATTCATATGCTCATTTGCCATCGGCTCAACTCCTCTTTACGCCTGCGGTGCGCGCGGCTTTCTTAAATGTGGCCTCGCCGACGGCGAGCGCGATCTCTGATGTGTCAACGCGCGGCAGGCGGTCAAACTGCCAATACGCGCCAGGCGTCTTGACGATGACCTGCGTCAGGCCGCGCGCTGTGGTCGTGTCCCGATCCGGGCTGCTGCGCCGCGTCATCGCTCGCAGCGTGCGCCCGGTGGCGCGCGGGATCTCGCCCTTGCGTTGCCGGTACTGGCGCACCGTCGCCGCGTCTACCGTGCGATTCATGTGCGCCGCGTCGCCGAGTCGTGCGCCGATGGCGGCTGCGTATTTCGCGAGCTTGCGCGCGCCGTTGTTGCGCTTTGCCATCGCGTCACCTCCTGCGCAGCGTCTTGAGTGTGAATGTCCACGTCTGGCGCGCAATAGCCTCTGTCGCGACCTCGTCGGCCTCGTCAAAGTCTATCAGCAACACCTCGCGGTCTCGCGTCACCTGCGCGATGTAGGGCTCTGGCGTGGACGCCTGCCAGCACCACCACAGCGCATCACACAGCGCATAAGCGGCCTGTGTCAGGTCGCCGTCGTCGGTGAGGTCTGCGCCTGTCACGGCACTCTCGTGAATGTAGGCGGTGATCTGGATCGGCACCGTCGCCACTGCGAGCTTGACGACGCCGCGCGGCTGCTCGCTGTCGGCGAGCGGCGTGATCCTGATCTCGACGCCCGACGCAGGGCGCATCAACGGTGTGCGCTCGCCCTGCGACCTGATCGCCACATAGGACGCGTCAAGCCCTGTCGGCAGGCTCCAGGCGACGCCCTCGGCGAGCAGGTCTGCGTTGATGTCGGTGACTTGCGCGGCGACGCCAGACCCTAGCGCCGACTCAATCGCGCGCAGCAGCCGATCAACTCTGTAGCGGATCGATGCCACGGCGTCACCTGCTCAATCGACGCACCGACGACGACCGGGCGTCGGCGAGGTCGTCGAGTTGATCTCTGTAGACGTTGCTCTGCCCGTCTGCGGTGGCGAAAGTCACCGACTGGCGCCCCGCAGACTTGCTCTGCACCTTGCGCCCTTTGTCTTTGACGTAGGCGCTTGTGTATCGGATCGCGACCTTCAGCAGCGTCGCCGATGCGCGATCCGTGCCCCAAAATGAGGAAGACAGCCGCGCCCACTCTTCAGCGAGGGCGAGCGTGATCCACGCTTGCGCGGTGGCGTCGCTCGTCGCCAGCTCGGGGAAGTAGCCCGCAAAGCCTGTGCTAAACGGGCCCCCTGTGCTGTAGGTGGGCACAGCCATCTATCAGACCCCCGTCAATCGGAAGATCGACTTGGGGCGGTAGACGGCGACGCCGCCCACTTTGGCGACAAAGCTGACGCAGTAATGCATCGGCCCCTTGCGCATGATCTCAAGCTGCTGAATGCCGCTGTACAGCAGTTCAAAGCAGCTCGCGTCGCGCTTGTACGCCATCGCCACGTCGCTCGCTGACGCGTCGCCGGTCAGGCTGACGTTGCGCAGCTCGCGCACCGGCGCCGCCTCGCTGATGTAACCGTTGGTGCCGAGGAAGTACGACAACGTCGAGGTGTCGGTGCCGTCGGCGTTGCGCTGTTGGCTGACCTCCTGGAAGCTGTCAGGCGGCAAGATCGCAAAGTCTGCGGCCTCGGCCTGCTCGGTGCTGTTCGGGATCGTGTTGGCGAGCTTGTTCAGCTCGGCGAGGTTGTCAGCCGCAGTCGTGCCGCTGGCGATCGAGTTGGCAGCGGCGAGGCTCAAGATCTCGGGGTGGTTGATCAAGCCACGCAGCCCTGCGGCCTCGTCGCCGTACCACGCCACGCTATTGACCTTTTCCTCGATGGCGCGTCGCGCTTCAAGGATCAACTGCGAGTCGAGCGGGCGACCGAGCGCCTGCGCGGCCTGGAGCTCCAACATGCTGTACTCGACAGCGACGCCGATCAGGCGATACGGCGTCGAGGTCTCTTCAAGGGCTTTGTTGACCACGGGGAAATCAGACCCGTAATCGCCGATGAATGACGCCTCGCCGAAGCCCTTGCCCGTGCGGAAGGTGTACTGCTCGACGTGCATAGGAATGTCAGACTTGACAGGCATCAAGTCGAGGAAGTTAAGCGCGGGCTTACGCTCCTCAAAGATCATAGGGTTGATGCGCTCCAGCTCGCGAGCGAAAAACATGCCCTCGTTTGAGTCGAGACGCGCGAGGCTGTCGCCTGGCGCTTGTCCGGTGAATGGGATCAGCTTTGGCATTGATCAAGCCTCCGTGCGGTGAATGCGCAGCTTGGCGATGCGCTTTTCGTTGACGTTGTACGCAGCCGCCTCGATCCACTGGCAGATCGACGGTGGCAAGAAGATGCAGTCGGCGCCGTCGGCGCTGTCGCGGAAAGCGCCAAGCACCTCGCTGCCCGACGCAGACGCGCGCACAAAGACGGGGTCGCCGAGCGAGGGCGTGATGGCGTCATCGACCTCGACCCAGATGTCGCCCTTCTGCAGCAGGCTGACGACGGCGCCGCCGCTGTACTGCGTCGCGCCCGCGCTGTCGGTCTCGACGCGGTGACTGTGCAGGCTGACGCCCTTAAAGCGCAGCGGCACAGCAGCGGTCGAGGTGGCGACGGCGAGGCTGCCCGACGCTGCGGCGCCTGCGTCGTCGGTCACGCTCGTCGTGACGTCAAACTCCAGCCCGCCAAGCTCGCCGGTCAGCGTCAGGACAGTGTTGTTCTCACTGGCGATCACGCTGTTGGCTGGCATCTCGGCGTTGATCGCAGCGGTCAGCCCCTCGACGAGGCGCTGCACCGACGCGCTCGCGTCCTGATAAGGGAACGCATAAGCCTCGTCGATGCCGTCGTGGTCAAAGTCGCCGGTGATGGTGACGGTATAGATCTCGTTATTGGTGACGCTCGCAGGCGTGACCGTCATGATCTTGGCGGTGGCGTTCGAGCTGTCGGGCAGCTCGATGCCGTCGGCGTTGTCGGCGTCGAGCACGCAGGCGCGGCCAAAGGGGATGGCGCCCGCAGCCGCAGCAGCGGTGCCAGTCGCCAGGGTGACGTCGCTGGCAGGCGTGACGCTGAAGGTGAAGCTCTCGCCCTTGTAGCGCCCGGTCAGCGTCAAGACGTTGGTGGCGCTGCTGGCATTGATGAAAGCGTTGATGTTCGCGTCAGCGTCGCACGCAGCCTCAAGGCCCGCAGCGATCTCGGCAGTCGTCGCGGTGCCGTCGCTGGTGTAGGTCGCGCTGTAGTCGGTGCCGCCAAAGGTGACGGTCAGCACATACGCCTGATCGTTGGTGGCGCTGTCCACGGTCACAGTGGAGACCTGCGCGAGGGCGCCGGTGGCGAGCGCCGAGCGCTGCACAGCGCCCGCGAGATCGACGCACAGGCCGGGCAGGCCGGGTCGGCTGCTGTTGAGGCCATAGTTCGTCTGGCTCATAGTCTAATCCTCCGTCAAAAGTCTTGTTTGAGCCACTTTGCGTCGAGGGCGCCGCCGCTGCGGCTGTCCTTACGCTCTGGCATGTCGTCGATGTCGGCTGCGGCCTCCGGTTTCATGTCTTCAGCTTGCTTGCCGAGGGCGACCTTGTAAGCGCCGTGCAGCTCGTCGTCGCCGAAGTCCATGCCAGCGAAAGCGCGCTCAACGACGGCGCGCATGATCTCGCCCTCGTTCATCGCGTCGAGGCGGTCTGCGGTCTCTTTGTCGAGACGCGGCGCCGCCTGCGCCCACAGCTTGGCGAGCTTGCGCGCCTCGACGAGGATCGCCTCGCTGTCGTCGCGAGCGTCGTCCTGCGCCTGGAGCGCTTTGACCTCGCCCTGCAGCGCGTCGCGCTCTTTGGTGGTTGAATCGAGACGATCGGCAGCGGCTTGTTTGTCGCTGCGCCACGCCTGCGCGAAAGCGTCAGACACCTCGGCTGACACCCCGTCAATGGTGATCTGCGCCATCGCAGCCCCTCCTGACTTTGGATTGATGAAAGCGTCAAGGCGCATGGCAGCGCCCGCGACGCGCGGTGAATTGGTTTGTGCGACGTGGTTTGGCGTGTCGTCAAGCCATCGGGCGTCATAGCGCTCGCCGTGCTCGGTCTCGCCTGGCGTCGCGTCGATGCGCACGGGATGATAGCCCACAGACAGGCCGCGCTTGTGTGGCATCCTGTCAAAGCGCATGCGCAGCTTGATCGCCTGATAATCGTCGAGGCGGTCGGCGCTCAAGATGACGCCGTGCTCGACGCCAGGGTTTGACGGCGACGCGATCCCTGTGGCGTGCTCGTCATCGACCGACAGCCCGTCATAACGATCGGCAGCAGCCGCTAGCACGGCATAAGGCGTGTACTCGCGGCGCCCGCCATAGGTCTTGACCGCAGGCATGGCGCCGACGCCCTCAATAATCACGCGTCCGTTTGGCAGTCGCTGCGGTGGCTCCAGCAGCTCGCGCAGCCCTGCGGGCAATTCGGGCGCCTGCTGATCAAAGCGCGCGGCGAGCTGCAGATACCTGACGCCATCCTCGCGCGTGCTGCGGGCGTGCTCTTTAGGCAGTAGATCGTTGTCGGTGGTGTACTTGGCGCTGTCGGGTTTGCCCGTGCGCAGCAGCTTGAGGAACGCGTTGACGCGACCCATTGACCATTGGTTGCGCGTCATGCCAGGCCGATGACTTGTGCTGAATGCACCGGCGCCGCGACGGTAGACAGCCTTCAGCACGCCGAGGTCGGTGCGCTTGCTCGCTGCGGTGTGCTTTTCGTTGTGCTCGTCTACTTTGTTGCGCAGCGCTTGCTCGGTCGCGTCGTTGATCTCGATGCCGCCACGCGAGCCCGACGCGCTGCCCTTTGGGTTGCGCCTGGAGCCCTTGCGACGCTCTGACGGTGCCGCAGGCGTCGAGGCGTCGCTATCCTCGCGCAGACTTTCAGCCCACTTGCGCCCCGCGTCGCCGCCCCACAGCAACCACGCGACGTAACCCGCAGACGGGCTGTCGGGATCTTCGCTGTAGCTTTCCGCCTCTTTGTCAACGGCGTGGCGGCTGAAGTAAGATCGCATCCTGGCGATCGTCTCGTCGCTGACGTTGACGCCGCCTGACAGGTCGCGAGCGCGCGCGACGCCGACCTCTGTGCCGCCTCGCCCGTGCTCGCGGCGCAGGCGCAGGCCGTGCGCTGCGGCTTGCTGTACTGATTTGGGCGGTACTGGCACTTGTTCACCTCGACGACGTCACTTGTGCAAAATAGGACTGACGACGCCCTGCGTCAAGGTTGTGACGCGTCGTGTCAAGGTGCGCCGCTCGCCGCGCGTCGCTCGCGCTGGTGTAGCAGGGCGCGCACCGCGCAGTCTTTGGCTTCGATCAACTTCCTGATCGACGTGCGGGTCTCGGCGCTGTTCTGCACGGCGTTGACTGCGTGCGCAGCGCGCGCAAATGGCTCAAAGATCGCTTTCAGCTCTGGATCGGTGAGGTGCGAGTGATCAAACCATCGCATCAAATCGCTGTTCTGCTCCGTCATAGTCACTCTCCCTGTGTTGAGGCTGCGGGCGCGCCACCTTTGACGCGCTGCCAGTATGCGTCGATCTGCGCCTGATCTGGCACGGGCACGCCGATGATCTCGGCGAGGCGCGGCGCCGTCGCCGGTGTGTGCAGCGCGTCGAGGGCGAGGCGTGTCTGCTGCAGAATATCAAGCGAGGTCAGCCCGCTCGCGCCCTGCTCGGCTGCGATGGCGCGTGCCTCGTCGTCGCGCACAAAGACACCGGCGTCTTCCAACATAAGCGTTGCCTCTGCGGGCAGCACGGTGCCTGACTCGATGGCGCGCGCATAGGTCTCGACGAGCACCTGGCGGCGAGCTGCGGTCTGCGCAGCGTCTTCCTGATACAGCGGCGCCCACTCGATCTTGTATCGCTGCGGGATCTTTCCGCCTGTCGGGCCCGACGCGTCAGCGAACGCGACGTCGAGCACGCGACGCAGCGCAGGCGTCATACGCCCCTCCTGGATCTTTGCTTTGATCGAGTCATAGAAGAATCGCGCGTCACTCTCGCCGGTGGCGTTGAGCCCGCCAGGGCTGCGTCCTTGCAACAGCGTCAAGGGAATGCCGCGAGCTGCTGCGACGCGCTCTGGCATCCTGTCCATGATCTCGGCGAGCCCTGCGACGCTTGTTGTTTGGATCTTGTAGTCTTCCCCGTCGGCGTCGATGACGCGCACCTTGTGCATCGACTGCATAAGCTGTTCGTGACCGAGCAGCGCAAAGACGTCGGCGATCTTGCCCTCGCGCAGCAGCTTTGCGAACCCCTTGACCGACTGCACCGGCGTCAAGAACATGGACATGATCGTGGGCACCGCGCTGTCTACGGTGCCGCAGCCGACGAGGGCTTGCCAGCATTGCACATAGGCGGGCACCGACCACCCCTGGCGCTGGCGCAGGTGCACGGGCATCTCGCCGCGACCATTGAAGATCAGGCGCGAGCGGTGAAAGACGCGCGCTGACCCGACGAGCTGCCAGTGCGCAGGCTCGCCCGACATCGGGTCGCCGCCTCGCAGGTCGGTGTGCTGGAGCTGGTGACGCGACAGGCACCGCACGCGCGTCAGGCGCTCGCCAGGCCGCAGTGGTTTACGCGTGTCGGGCTCGTCGGTGATCAGCACAAGCGCAGACCCGCCAAAGAGATCGCGCCACCGTTCCCACCTTTCAAGCGCCTGCAGCAGCCCGTGATGACCGTCTGCGTATTCAAGCGACGCCATCCAGTCGTCGATCTCGTCGGCGAGGGTGGCGTCATCGGTGACGACGCGCGCGCCCTGGCGCACCGCCTCTTGCGCTGGCAGGTCGATGATCCGCGCGGCGAGGCCGTCGCCCTCATAGAGCTGCACGATCTCATGCTCTGACAGCGTGACGGGCTGCGCAAAGTAGCTCGACGCGCCCTTGTCGGTCGCTGCGTAGCCCTGCCCGGTCTGCACGTTTGACCACCCCTGCGCCATCGTCGGCAGCGGTCTGCTCGGCGAGGTCGCCGATCCGGTGGTGTAGTCTCGCCCGCTGCGGTATGCGTCGAGGCGCGCGCCGATGGCGTCGGCGATGTCTGTAAATAGTCCCATGATCTCTATCCTGTGGTGAGGCCGCGCAGCCACGCAGCAGGGTCAGGTAAAGCTCGCGCGGCCTGCGCCAGGCCCCACGCGTCGGCGACGTCATCATGCTGCCCTTGCGGCGCTTTGCAAGTGGCGCGCTCCAGGCTCGCGAGCTGTTCATAACACACTGCGTCGCAGACAAGCGGTGGCGCGTCGCCGTCTGCCTGTCGCGACCTGGAGACCTCGACGACCTCGCCCCACACGTCAGACCACAGGCGCGCCTTGCTCGGCGCCGACTTGTGATAGCCCGTGCGCCCGTCGGGCCCGTCGAGCAGCGTGACGCCTGTGTGCTCAAGCGCAGCGATCACGGTGTGCCCGTGGTTGTTGCGCTCGACGAGGATCGCGGCGTCGCCGTAGGCGGCTGACAGCGCGACGAGCACAGCAGGGAAGTCGCGCTTTGGCTCCAAGCGCCCTTGTATCGTCGCGACGTGCTCGCCGGTGTCGAAGTCGACGACGACTGCGCCGCTGTCGTCATTGCCGCTGCCTAGCAGACCCTCTGCGGGGTCTGCGCCGATGACGTAGCGGCGCCCCTCGACAGGTGCGCTGTGCACGCGCAGCCCTGGCAGGCCGTCGAGGTCTTCCCCTGGCGCCGCCTCGCGCAGCTCGTAGACGGGCAGCAGGTGCGTCGATGGCAGGCGCTTTCCGCTCGCGCTCGGCGTCAGCGCCTGCTCTGGCGTCGCAGGGTACTGCTCGTGCACGCTGTCGAGGGTGCCATCTTTGTCCATGCTGTCACGGCACCGCGCGGCGTACCACTGCGCGTCGCGTCCGGGTCGCACGTGCCAGGGCAGGAAACGCGACACCCAACCTGACGACGGATCGCTGCGCCCTGCGCGCCACAGGCGTTTAAACGTGGAATTGGGGCGAGACTTGTCTGACCGCGACACAAGCGCGATCTGACCGCCATCGTTGATCGTGGGCTCCAGCGAGCCGAGCAGCCGATCGAGGCGAGGGATCAAATCGGCCTCATCGACGAGCACGGCAGACGCGGTGTAGCTGTCGCCCCTGTTGGCGGGCAGCGCTCGCGCAACACTGCCGTTTGACAGTCGCCAGCGCTTGACGCCGCCATCGTCGGTGCCTCGCAGCCATTCAGGAAGACGACGCCACATGCCCTGCAGTCTGTCGCCGAGCAGCGCCTGCGCCTCTTCCTCGCGCAGGCTGACGATCAACACCGTCGAGCCCGGACGCGTCACCATAATCCACAGCAGCCACGACAGCGCGAGCCACGATAAGCCGAGCTGACGCGCTTTCAACACGGCGACCTGGTCATGCGCGACGAGGTCTGCGAGCACGTCGGCCTGCTCGCGCCACAAGTCAAACGCCATCCATTCGGCGTCGTCTTTGATCTGGCAGTAGGTGCGCACGAAGTACTCGACCGAGACTGCGCAGCGCGCGATCTCGCGGGCGACGTCGATGTCGCTTGCTGGTGTCGGTGGCGGTGTCTTGAGGGCTGCGGTCACGACACCACCTTAAAGCCCTGGCGCTTGAGATCGCGGCGTGCCTCGTCGAGCAGCTTTGCGGCCTGATCGGGATCGATCGTGCGCGTCGTCGTCGCCCGCTGTTCGACAAGCTCGCCCTGTAGCTGCGCGTCGAGCTTGATCGCGCTTATCCTGTCGCTGTCTTTGTCGGCGTCCTCGGCGATCTCGCGCAAGATCTGCAGGCGCCTTTGGTGCGTGAGGATCGCGCCCTGCTCGCGTGGTTTGACGACGGCCTCGCGCAGCTCACAGACTGCCGCGTCGATGTCTACTTTTGTCAACAAGCGCGCAGCAGCTCGATTCGCTGCGCGCTCGCTGTAGCCTGCGGCGACGTAAGACGCAGCGGCATTGCCTGCGGTCTCGCCTGCGACGTAGGCGTGCACAAATGCCCGCTGTCGAGGATTGAGCTTGTCGAGCGCGCTTGTCATCGGCGTCACCTCCTGCCTTCAGTGTGCCCACTGCGATCGGCGCTGGCAAGCGTGCGCCGCTGTCGCTGCTGTCGTCGAGCTGTCTTGACGTGCAGTCTGACGACCGCGACACACGCCCACAGGCACAACACCACCGCCAGGAAGACGACGACGGCGAGGCTGATGACGCAGGCGCCGACGTGCCACGCCACAAAGCGCAGGTCGTCGCCGATTGTGGGCGCATCGTGCCACCGCCAGGCGGGCGCCGCAGGCACACCAAAGATCGTCACGGCGTCACCTCCTGCCCCCTGCGCTGCGCCGTCGCCGCCGACAGCTCGATGCGCGCGCCCTGGATCTGCCGCAACATGAACATGTTGATGTAAAGCACCTCGCGAGCTGCTGCGAGGTCGTCG